CGCTGCCGTTTTGGCCGCGTTCGCTGCGTCAGCCGCATCGGAAGCGCTTTTCGCCTTGGCATTCGCATTTGAAGCTGCCTGATTGGCAGAAAGAACGGCTTCATCAACCCGATCCGCAGCGTCATTAGCAGAAGAAGCGGCTGCGTTGGCAGCGCTGGCCGCATTATTCGCAGCCGTAGCGGCGCTGTTGGCATTAGCCGTCGCCGTTTTGGCCAGATTCATCTGGGCTTCGGATTGAGTAGCCGCCTGATTAGCGTTTGCGGCGGCGGAATCGGCCTTTGTTTTGGCGACCGTTACGTCGTCATAGCATTCTTTGATAGCGTCGTGAATGGAACTGCGAACCTCTTCTCCGTAAACGGCGTTATTGATGTCATTCAGTAGCTGCTGAATCCTGCTCGCCATTCATGTCGCCCTCCTCTGCCAGATCACGTGCGCCTTCCTCTCCATTTTGATTCTGCTGCCGAACCACGCTGTTAATGGCGGCAATGATGTCATTGCACTTATTGAAGGCGTACTCCACCAAGGAAGCGTTCTCATGGCCGCGAACCTCAATGGAATCAATCGCCTCACGAACTCTGGTCACTTCCATGCCGAATTCATACAAAGTCTGCATTGAACGAATCCTCCTTAGTTGTAGCCGGTGTTGCCGGAAATCTTGATGTCGAACTTGTACCTGGATGCGCCAAGAGAAGTATATCGTTTACTACCTACTTTCACATCGTGGGTATGGCCGGTGGAAATGCTGGTCGAGCCAGAAAAGCTGTGCCGGTGGGAAGAAGGCGTGAAGGTAGACGGCTTACCCGTAATGGAGCTCCAAGCGTGAGAATGCGAAGCCAGCGCGTAATTGGCCAGCTGCTCTTTCACCCAGTCCTGTGTGGCGTACTTTTTCGTAACGAGGCACCAATACTGGGTCGCCACCTTTTCAACGCCGATGGACATGCTGTTTGTGGCTTTCAAGGAGTCCACGGTCAAGGAGGACGGAATACTGGTAAGGTATCCTTTAGCTTCCACCCAGGCCTGCGTGGCAAAGCCTGAACATTTTTGATTGACATATTCTTCAGTCGCCACCATTTTTCCACGCAGAAAAAGCGAACTGGCGACTTGAATGCTCGCAGCCCGAAGTTGGGTGATCTTGGCGATGGACGAATCAAGCCACACGGTATCAGTCTTGATAGCACTGATCTCATTTGCAATCAGTGTCTTGATGTTGGTGATTTCCGTGTTGATATTCGTAATATCGCCATTGATGGTGGTGATATTGGAATTGATCGTGGCGACCTTGGAATTCAGCGTCGCCTTATCGGCCTTCGCCGTAATGGCGGATTCAGTATTGCTCGCCCGCACTTCAAGGGCCGCGATCTTCGTCCCATGGTCGCTGTTATGGGATGCTTCCAGCGCAATCTGCGCCTTCAGATCATCCGTTACCTGCTGGATGCTGGTTTTCGTGGTGCTGATCTGGCTGTCCAGCGTCATCTTATGCTCCGCTTCCAGCGCGATCTGCGCCTGTAGATCATTGGACAGCTGCGTGATGCTCGTCCGAGATTCCATTATCTGGCCATCCAGATTCTGAATACTTTCCGTATTGGCCGCGATTTTGGATTCCTGATCGTTCGCCGAAACGGTCATTTCTGCATAGTGACCGGCCTCCAGATTGGCCAATTCCTGATGCTGCGAGGCGACCAGGGAAATACGAGCACCAAGTTCATTGTTTAGCAAATCGATATAGGCGGCCTGTTCCTTCTGAACCTGACCCATATCATCAAACTCTTTACGCAGAGCCTTGATGTTGATGTTCCCGGTCGGAGCGTCCAGAGAAATGCCGCACGATGACTCAAGTATCTCTTTTGCGTCATTGAACTTCTTATAGAGCGTCCCAAGGTCGATATGAGCGGCTTCCGGATTGACATTGATCCAGGCATCGAAGAACTCATCGAGTTGTTTCTTTGCCTCTTCGCTGGCGGCTTCTCCCGCGCCACCGCCGCCTCCGCCGCCTCCACGGGTCTGTTCGGCGTCCTGCTTCGCCTTATCCTTGCGGTATCGCTCGGTCAGGCTCTGTTTTGGCGTGCCGAAGGTGTAGGTGTTGTTAGCCGGGTTCTCCATATCGTATTCGATCTTGGTGCAGACCAGCTCGTCAGCCATGCCATGCGCCGCAGAAATCAAATGCACCTTATCACCAACATAGATCGGGCTGGCATTGGGGTCCACCAGATGCATGTCAACGGCTTTCACTGTCAGTGTAACCGGAACATTCACATTGCTGGCCAGAAAGCGCCTGCCGTTTTCAAGCAGCGTTTCCGGCGTATTCACGCTGTCGAACACATGCGTCTTGACAATACGCCCATAGCGTTCCACAGCCATCGCATCCACCAGCTCATCGCTGCCGTTGTTCACGGATTCGATGGTCAGGTTCTCATCCCCCAACGGAATCAGCACCGTGAACACATCCTCGGCGGATACTTCTTCCGTCAGATCCAGCATGTTTTTGCCGAATTCAATGTCCTGCGTGGCATTATTTCCATAATCCAGTAGTAGATCAATATAGGTTTTTCCATTTTGGCGGCGCGTGCGCAGATAGCCGCCAGTGTAGTCGATTAGGCAGTTCTGGATAAAGTCGAAGCTGTTCTGCCATTCATCCGCAATGGAATTGATGGCGATCTGCTTGTAATCGAACTTGCCGGTTTCCTCATCCTGCACCTCGTCGGACTTACCGGAGAGCACCACGTCCCTGTTTTCGATGGTGATGTCGCCCACAAGGAACTGTTTATCCGCGCCTGCGCGTTTGTTGTGCGCCTCGATAATTTTTCGGAAAAGATCGTGGGTCTTGCCGTTATACCGCTCTGCCTTTTGCACCGTATCCACCAGATAGGCGAGATCGCCCTCACAGTAGACCGTGCGCACATTGTTGAAATTACGGTTGTTTGTCAGTACGCGTCCGCGGAAGATCTCCACATCGTCCATCTCTACGGTAATCATCGTGGTCAACTGGGGAAGGGCATTGTAGTAGCGGTTGCTGGGCGGAATCTGGAAGGAAAGCGCACCTGCCTTGCCCATTTCAAGCGTCAGCTTGGGTGTGAACAAGGATAGACTGTTGTCCATCGGCTGAAAGATGGATTTGCCATTCGCATAAATATAAAACATTTACAGTCGCCCTCCAGTATTCTCGATTGTGATCGTACCCTGACCGGCGAATATCAGCGTGTTCTCTCCGCTGTGCAGCACAATTTGAGGGATCGTGTTTGCGCCCTTGCTCAGGCTGTACGTCTTACCCTCATATGTGACCTGCATTCCGGAGGCCGAGGCGATGATGACCGGAACTGAATCCATCATATCACCCTCAACAACGACCGTGAGCGAAGTCAGCACGGAGAGATTCTTGTAGTTTCGGATAATGCCAGTTTCGAAGTTAAAGGGATCCCAAAGCCAGTCCGAGCCGGTATTATTGATCTCTTTCTTATAAGGCCCAACATTGTAGTTAATCACAATCTGAGAGTAATCCTTATCGGATTTCCACTGATTGACGGAAAACCGCCCTTCATAGAAATACGCAGGATCATCCTCCAGAATCGCCTTGAAGGTCTGCCCGTGGAGATAGACCATGATTTCACTATACAGCACGGACCAATCCTTGAACCCGTTCTGCACATAGAAAGTCCAGGAACCGGTTCGATTGTTGTAGGTGGGTCTCCCGGCGAGAGAGGCGGTCAGATCGAGCACGCCGTCTCCCCCCGGAATGTTCACCATGTTTTCCTTTACCGTCGGCGGGTTGAACAGCGGGCGAGTGGCGGGAATTAAATGCCAATCGTCCCAGGTGTTTTTATCGCCAATCGTGATCGAATGATACATTTAATTCCCCCTTCCTCGTCTCATTGCCAACTCACCAAGCTGGTTGTCCATTTTGCGTGAAGTAGCGCCAACCAGTTCACCGGAATCCAGCACAACCTTCATGTTGGTAACCGCTTCATTGAGATTGTCAAAGCGGTTCGCAAGCGACTGCAATTCGGCAATGACATCCTTATTGTTTATTCCGCCTGCGATTCTGGCGCCATCAAAATTCAGGGCATTAACGCCCTTGTTGAAATTGATGCCATTGAATAGCCCGCCGCTCAAAACCTGATCGGAATTGAGCATCCCGCCAACCATACCAACGCCAGATCGAACATTGCTCAAATCAAGCACAGGTCTGATTGTCGGGTTAGGATCGATAAAATCAAAGATGCTGTAATCCGTACCACGAAGCATGGTTTTCGCGGAATCAACCGCGTTTTCACCAATGCCCTCGGCGCTCTGGCTCACAACCCTTGAGTAACGATCCAAGCCGCCAGCGATGCCCAGATCGAAGTTCATACCCAAATCACGTCCCACTCTCGACGGGGAGTGAACGGACCAGGTGATTTGAATCGCTCTGGTTGCACCGGCAGCCGCATTCGTGGCCGCTCGTCTTACGGAGCCAGCCATAGAAGAAATACCATTGGAAAGACCTTTACTGAGGTTCTGACCGGTTCGATACCAGACCAAGTAGGTTCCCTGCGCGGCCATCGTTCCGGAGGAGGAAAGCGCAACCGCAGCAGCGCCGACCTGATCTCCGCCATTGGAAATCGTGGCAGCCATCGTGGTGACAAAGGAATCTGCCATCAGTTCGGCGGCATACTCAATATCCCCGGTGTCTACGTTTCCTTCCTTGATGGAGTCAGCAAGCGCGGTAAACGCGGTTACGATTGTCTGCACAGTGGCAAAATCAGTCGCAGCCTGAGAAGCCCCGGTAATTCCAGTTGCGAAAGTGCTGAAATTGTTAGCGAAGGAAGCCATACTACTTGATAATCCGACAATATCCTTGCTTCCGCCAAAGAACGCCCCAATATCTGCCCAGACGCCACCCTTGGTTTCGAGCGTTCCGATGAAAGTCTGCATGTCTGTCAGAATCTGTGTCGCTTGTTCTGTATTAGAGAAGTCAGCGGCGCTCAGTTGGGAAGCAAACGTCGCCAGATTCGTGCCGACCGTAGCCATCTTTTCAGAAAGCCCGACAATATCCTGCTGGCCGCCAAAGAACTTTCCGATCGCATTAAATACGCCGCCTTCGCTGTTCAGCCCATTGGTAAACTGCGTAATCAGTCCCATGGCTTCAAGAGCATTGGAGGTTTCCTGCGTGCTAACGCTGCCGATATTGGCAGCAAACGAGGCCAAGCCGGCGCCCAGCTGGGCGCACTTTTCGCCGAAAGTACCAAGATCCTGCTGACCAAGAATGGTTTGCACCCATCCGCCCTCTGCGGGAATTGAATTGGCCAGACCGGCCAGCGCCATCGCCGCATTTGTAGAGTTGGTAATGTCGTCTTGAGTAACGGTGGTGGTAAATCCGGAAATTTCTGCCGCATAAGCGACCATGCCAGCTGCAAAACCAGGAATGCGTTCAGCAAATGTTCCTAAATCCTTGATGCCAAGCAGCTTGTCGAGCGTGCCGCCCTCCGCTGGGAGTGCATTCTGAAGCTCGATTAAGGCCTTAGCGGCATTATTGGAATTGGTAACATCTGCATCAGAAACCGTAGACGTAAACCCGGAAATTTGCGTGGCGTAAGCGACCATGCCCTTAGCGAAACCCGGAATCTTCTCGGCAAAAGTTCCAAGATCCTTAATGCCAAACAGCTTATCGAGCATACCGCCTTCCGTAGGAAGCGCGTTTTGGAGCTCGATTAAGGCTTTTGCAGCATTGGTAGAATTAGTGATATCAGCTTCGGAAACGGAGGCCGTGAATCCAGAAATTTCTGTAGCATAGGCCTTCATGCCTGCTGCGAAGCCGGGCACTCGCTCACCAAAGACAGAAAGATCCTTGATACCAAGAAGGCCGTCAAGAATTCCGCCTTCCGTAGGAAGCGCGTTTTGGAGCTCGACCAGAGCTTTAGCGGCGTTAGTAGAATTGGTAATGTCTCCGTCAGTAACGCTGCTGCTAAATCCTGTGATTTCGGCAGCATAAGCCACCATACCAGCTGCAAACCCCGGAAGATTCTCAGCAAAAGAAGAGAGATCCTTAATGCCGAGCAATCCATCGAGCAAACCACCCTCCGCAGGCAGAGCATTCTGGAGTTCGACCAGCGCTTTGGCAGCGTTGGTGGAGTTTGTTATATCGGACTCAGTTACAGTTGAACTGAAACCACTGATTTCAGCAGCATAGGCTTTCATACCCGTAGCGAAGCCCGGAATCTTTTCGGCAAAGCTCGTCAGATCCTTCACACCAATAATTCCGTCAAGCCAACCTCCCTCGGAAGGAAGAGTATTTTGAAGCTCGACCAAACCTTTTGCAGCGTTGGTGGAATTCATGATGTCTGCTTCGGAAACCGTAGACGCGAACCCACTGATTTCTTTGGCGTAGGCCTTCATACCGGAGGCAAAGCCCGGAATTTTGGCAGAGAAAGTCGTAAGATCTTTCACGCCCATGATGTTCTGGAGCAAACCGCCTTCACCAGACAGCGAACCTTCCAAAGCGATCAATGCCTTTGCAGCATTTGTGGAATTATCAATGTCCGTTTGTGTAACAGAGGAACTAAACCCGCTGATTTCGGCAGCATAGGCTTTCATGCCGGATGCAAATCCAGGCACCCTACCGGCAAAGGTAGTCAGATCCTTAATGCCGATCAAATCTTGCAGCAGTCCGCCTTCGCCAGACAGAGAATTTTCAAGCCCGATCAATGCCTTTGCGGCATTCGTGGAATTATCGATGTCCGTCTGGGTCACAGTGGATGAGAAGCCGCTGATTTCTTTGGCGTAGGCTTTCATGCCGGTAGCAAACCCCGGTACACGTTCCCCAAAAGTAGAAAGGTCTTTAATGCCGAGCAAGCTCTGGATCCAGCCTCCTTCGGCCGGAAGCGCCTGCTGCAATTCAACCAGTGCTTTTGCGGCGTTCGTGGAATTCGTAACGTCGGTTTCACTGATCGTTGCACTGAAGCCAGAAATGTTGGTAGCGTAATTCAGCAAAGCCGTAGCGAGAGTTGCCGCGTCATCTGCGAATCCCTCAACATCTTTGCTTCCGGTCACAGCCTTGGCCCACTCGGGTGCTTCCCAAGGTACGGCTTTTACAAGCTCAGCCAAGCCTTTCGCAGCGTTGGTGGCATTTGTCAGGTTGGAGTTGTCCGTTTCAGTAAACCCGCTGATACCGGCTGCGAAATTGTTCAGGGCAGTGGCAATGATTCCGATATCATCAGAGAATTGACTGATCGGGTTATCGCCGACAAACCAGGAACTGATAGCGGAAACGATCTCCGCACCGCCGATTGCAGTGATAGCGGATGCCAGATTCCCAACTCCGGTTTTTACAGATTCATCAACGCCCTTACATCCATCCAGGAAAGGCTGAATGTTCGTCATAAAGTCGGAAAGGTCGCTGCCGATCTGCGGGAGATTCAATCCCTGCATAACGCCAGCGCCAAGACCTCCGACAAATCTGCCGATAGCCTTTCCGATTGCTTCGGTCATATCTCCGAAGCTGTTGATATAAGAAGACACGCTCCATGCCTGCTCCGCCGCTCCGAATACGGCCATCAGGCCCACGATAGCGGCTGCAACCAGCGCCAGCTTGGCAATGCCAGCAAGCGCTGCGGTTACAGGAACCTTGCTGATGAGCATCATGGAAGCGGACAGCGAAAGCAGCGCAACGCCAAACGAAGTAGAGAACGCCAGCATTTGGCCCATCTCAACGCCATCCAAATGTTTCAGCGCTTTCACAAATACCTGTAGAGACAGCGCCATCACGCCGAGCATAACAAGTGATTTGGTGATGCCGGTGACTTTGGTTTTATTCATGATCTTCATGAACGCCGCAATTTCAAGCAGCACAAGCCCAAGGCCAGCCACGCCCTTGATGATGGTTTTGGTTTTTAGTTTGCCAATTTTTGCGATGGCTTCCGCAAAGCTGTTCAGCGACACGGCCATCAGAATCAATCCTGCGCCCTTGAACACGCCGAAATTGCTCTTCTTGACCATGGCCATAAAGGCGGCCAGCTCCAACAGCACCACGCCCAGCCCGGTCAGACCCTTTACGATCATGCCGGTGTCCAGCGAGCCGATCTTTTCGATGGTGCTTGCAAACATGGAAATGGATGTCGCCATCAGAATCAGGGCAGTGCCTTTGAACACGCCCAGCTTCGCTTTCTTGGTCAACGCAAGAAACGCAGCCAACTCAAGCAGTACAGCGCCGAGACCGGCAATACCCTTAACGATGGTCCCAGTTTCAAGGCTGCCGATTTTCTTGATGGCGTTAGCGAACATGTTGATCGAGACAGCCAAGAGAATCAATCCAGTCCCCTTGAATATGCCAAGATTGGCCTTCTTTGTGAGAGCGAGGAAGATTCCAAGCTCCAGCAGTACGGCTCCAAGTCCTGCAATACCTTTTACGATGGTGTCCGTTTCCATGCCGCCGATCTTCTGAATCGCATCGGCGAACATGTTAATCGAGACAGCCAAGAGAATCAATCCAGTCCCCTTGAATACGCCAAGATTGGCCTTCTTTGTAAGGGCAAGGAACACGGCCAGCTCAAGTAAGACGGCACCGAGGCCAGCAATACCTTTGACAATTGTTCCGGTTTCAAGGTTGCCGATTTTCTTAATGGCGTTAGCAAACAGATTCAGGGACGTGGCAAGAAGAATCAGCCCAGCACCCTTGAAAAGACCCATTTTGACCTTTTTGGTCAAACCAAGGAACACGGCCAACTCAAGCAGTACAGCGCCGAGTCCGGCAATGCCCTTGGTGATGGTTTTCGTATCCATCCCGCCGAGCTTGGCCACCACATCGGCGAAAATTTTCAGCGAAGTGGCAAGAAGAACCAGTCCGGCGCCTTTGAATAGGCCCATCTTAGCCTTCCTGGTCAACGCCATGAAAACAGTCAGCTCCAGCAGCACAGCACCGAGACCGGCAATGCCCTTGACCAGCGTTTCACCGTCCAGTTTGCCGATGCGTTCAATGACGCTGGCAAAGACGAGCATGGCAGAGCCGAGAAGCATTAGCCCTGTACTGGCGGCCGCCAGCCCCCCCGCATTCTTTAGCTTGATTTTGCTGAGGATGAAGGCAAAGGCTGTAATTGCTGTCAGCATGATACCCATGGTGAACACTGCGTCTCCAAGCCGATCAGGATCGATCTTGGCAACGATATACAGCGCGCCAGCAATCAGGGCGAGGGAAGCTGCAATGTTGAGAATGGTTTTTGTGATGTCTTTCTTGGATTTGAAAGAGCCGAGCGTGTCAGCGATCCCATCGGAAATACCTTCGATTCCACCGCAGATCGACTCTTTAATGTCGGTAAGACTCTTGATAAAATTCCGAATTTTCAGAAGAACACCGCCGCCAAGCAGCGCGCCAAGAATCACCGCAATATCCGCGCCATCCATATTGGTCGCGAAATTCTTAACGCTCTCACCAATGCTGGAAAAGAAGGTTTTGATACTCTTGAGAATATCGTTGCCGTCAAAGAATTTGTTGATCTTTTCCCCGATTCCGGAAAAATGATTGAACCAGTCCTTGATTTTCTCGGTAACCCCATCCGGACCGTTGCTGAACAGTTCTTCCGTAGCACGAATGAAGTCTTTCACCGCGTCAACCATCTTCTTGATGAAGTTGGTGACCTTTTCGACTGCGTTCTGCACACCACCGGTCTCTTTCAGGCGCTGATTAAATTCCGTGATCTTGTCGGCGCCCTTGGCGATAAGCTCAATCAGATCGCCGGCATAGGGAGAAATGTAGCCGAAGGCCTCTTTGGCAACCTGCCATACGCCGCCGATCACCTGACGAACAATATCCAGCCCATTCGCCATACCGGCAACGATACGGCGAATCTTGTCCATCTGCTCTTCGTTTTCCGTGAAAGCCTTTACGCGATCGGTCAGTTCGCGGAAGCCCCTGGTCATGTTGAAAAGCTGCTCACTTGTCTTGGGTGGGAACACTTTCTGGAATTCGGTGCGGACGGCATTAACAACATTCTGGATAGCATACACGATGTTCCAGAAGCTCTGAATCAGCTCGTCGCGGCCGCCAAGATCCTTCCAGCCTTTTACGATCTCGTTTCTTGCGGTAGCGGATTCATCAATAATCTTCCCAAAGAAATCGCTCATGCTGGTCAGCAGCGCTTTTGCTTCCTCGAAATCGCCGATGATATATTCCCACATCTGCGTCCAGCCGCTCTGCGCTGCTTCCTTTAGCGTATCAAAAAGCTGCGTAAAGGTTTTCACCTTGGTGGCGGCCTCAGTCGCGTCTTTTGCCAACTGGAGAATCTCATCGGCTTCTTCTGACGTATAGCCTTGCGCGAGTAGCTCGCTCTTTTTCATCTCCATGGCCTTGAGCACGCCCTCTTCCATATTGGCAGACGTGTAGCCCATGTCTTTGGCGATTTGCTCGAAGTCCCAGGAGAACTGTTCGAGTGTTGCCGTCAGGATATCGCTTGTCAGCCAGCCTTTGGACAAGCTGTCGCGGAAAGAGCCTTCCTCTGCGATCACTTCGTCCACGGTGCGCTGGACTGTTTTCTTTACTTTTTTTCCAGCCTTATCCGTTTCCGTAACGGTGTATTCCACCGTTTTGCCCATTGCTTTAGCCGTGCGCTGAAGAGCCTTCTGAAACACTTCGCCGCCCATACCTGCATTGACCACGGAATTCCAGTCCATCAGCCTCACCGTGCCGGTTGAAATCGCTTGCGAAAGCTGATACATGCCACGGCTGGCCTGCTCGCTGGTCGAGCCAGATACGGCAGCCAGGTTTGCAATACCCTGAATGGATTGCACAGCTGTGTCCAATTCAACACCGGCAGCGGTAAATGTGCCGATGTTCCGGGTCATTTCCGTGAAATTGTAGATCGTCTTGTCTGCGTAATGATTCAACTGGTCAAGACGGTCGTTGACAATCGCAAGTCGCTCGGAATCGCTCAGGCCCTGCTTGGTCATCGCATCACGAGTGTTGGATAGGATGGTCTGAATTGCGTTGATTTGCGTCTCGTACTCCTGCATACCAGTCTGCACGGGATCGATGGTCAGTGCTTTAATAAAATTCTGTACAGGAACGATCGCGTTCAGCGCTGCGTCGCCAATTCGGTTGTATACGTTCTGCACCAGGTTCCCCATGAAAGAGAACCTGTCGGCAACGGATTGTGCGGCGTCGGACAATCTGCTCAGGTCGATTTTACTGGCGGCCTTGTCGATCGCTTCGAGTCCCTTTGCCGATTTTTCTAAGTCAAGCCCCTTTTTCAGATCGTCAAGCGACTTAACGCTTTCCTGGATGCCATTCTCAAACTGTTTGTTGTCAAACTGCATCTCAACAACGCGCTTATCGACATTGTTGCTCACGATGACATGACCTCCCTCCAGGCGGCGTCAGCGAGTTGCTCAAAGACCGGACGCAGCGCGGGGTTGATATAATCAATCCCTTTCACATAGCCGCCCGTGCCGGTGCCGTGCCCGTATTGGAGAATCACGGCAATGTTTACGCCTTTATTGATGTGAGAATTTGTCCAAAAAATAGAATGGCCGCCGCTGGTCTGAACAATCTCATAACCCCATGCGGCGGCTGTTTCTCCAGAATCGACCGGAGTTGCGGAGGCAAGAGCCGTGACTCCGGCCCGACCATACGTTTCCAAAATCTCTCGCTTCACGGCCTTTGGCGCCTGTGCGAAGAATCTTTCCGTATTCCGGAAATTGCCTTTATGTTTGACCTTAATCACAGCTCTCTATTTCACCTCCTTTTCTATCCTTTGCTGTTCAGCCGTGCGCGGCGCGCCTTGTTCATGGCTGTTCTCTGTTCCATCATTTCACGCCGGCTTTGCTTCTTCTTGGGAGCATTTTTGGCGTTGCATACGCGAATCAGGGTCAGCAATGTATTCAGGTGCCACTTGCGGCATTCCCAGGGGATATTAAGTGAAATCATCCAATAGTAAATGACTTCGGATGTAATGACCTCCCGGTGAGGAGATCCTTGCTTATCTTTATCGCTGAACCATGTCGCTGTCATGGGCGCTTCGATATAGTTGTTGACCTCGTCCATTACTTCTGCGGTAATGCCGTTATAGACAGCTGGGTCAACATGCTGGGTCAGCGTCATGCAGCGAATGTAATCAGCGCATTCTTCTGCGGTTTTAGGTTCCTTGCCCAGAAACGGCTTGCACCATTTCTGCTCCCAGCGATGAATAGAAACCAGCGAATGCTCCAGCTGCAAGGTCGTTTCCTTGGTGCAACCGAAGCTGTTGGTTTTCTCATCAAACCATTCGTACCCCGGTATCGTAACTTGCAGCATTCGGGCCACGCCCTTACTTTACAACCGCAAGATCAGCGGGGTTGGAGCCTTCCTTCATGGCGTTCGCCTGAGCAAGTGCGTCCTGGGGCAGAATGCCGTTAATAAACAGCGTGCACTTGTCCGGGTCAAGCAGCTCAAGGAACAGCTCGTCATAAGCCCCCGTCTGACTAAAGCGGCGGGACTTCTCTTCGGACTTCTCGAAATACTTGCCGTCGAGCGACTTCTCACCATAGGCCTTCAAGATAATGTCCTTAAAGGTTTTGGTGATGCGCTCCATATCCTGCTCGGCCACCAGACGCTGAATCAGCTTGGTCATGCCGCCGTTAATGCCCATTTCCATCTCCAGCACTTCCGACTTGGAAAGGTTGAAGAAGAAATCCTCGGTGCGCTGGTTGCCATCATAGTCGGTATAGGTAATCGTCTTTTTAAGCATTTTTCATTTCTCCTTTCAAATAAAAGCGGGTGGCGTCCCCTCCAACGTCACCCTACGGTGTATCCCTCCGGAATTGCAAATCCGGCTCGACCCATCTTCGTTTCCCGAGATCAGTCCGTGACAGCCTGAAGAGCGGTCAGAATTTCATTCGGGGTAGGCAGCTTGGAAGCGGCGGTAGTGCTGCCATACAGCAAATCCTCCAGCGCCTTCATCTGGTTGGCGGTCAGCTTGGTGGAGTCGAACTCCAGCTTCGCCGTGGGCTTATAGCCGGTCATAGGCACAGGGGTGCCTTCGGTATCCCAGCTCCAGGGATTGGCTTCCGGAGAATCATTCACCGTGTCGTGAGACTTCTCGGTGGGGGATGCGCTCAGGCCGTAAGCCACATGAATCTTGTATCCCAGCTTATCGGTATTGGCATTGCCGATCTCGGTGCGCCAGGAAAGACCGAACTTCTTGCGGGCCTGCTGGCCGACATACATACCGGGAAGAGGCTCGGCAGAGCCATCGCATTCGGCGAATTCGTCGGGATAGGTATACGCCTCGATGCTGGCGTGATACTCTTCAGCACCGCGAATACCGGCGTAGTAGATGCCGTCGGCATACATCTTGTTAATGTCTGCGCCTTCCGGCTGGTCGGTAACATTGGTCAGGCCGTTCCAGGGCTTACCAGCGTCATAGGTGCCGTCGTCCTTCATGGGAAACAGAACGCCCTGAGATACGCCGTATTCATACTTGCGATTTTCGGCCTCATCCCAGGTCAAACGAGCGTTGTTAGGCATAGTGGAATCCTCCTTTTAATTAGTAGTAGAGAGTAAAAACATCATGGTACAGATTGTCGGACACAAATTGCCTGTCGTGAACGCACATCGGAAGCTCGGCAATCCGTCCCGGAATCGGGGATTCAGGATCCTGATCGATCACAGTAACCGAATAGCGATTGCTATGACAAAAAGGCTTGTTATTGGCAAACAGCGTATCAATCTTTTCCCGCTCATAGACAATACACGGATAGGACAGCTGATACCCTGACGGCGGCTGGAAATAGACGTATCTGGAACCAACCAAAGTCACAAGCAGTTCATGCAAATCAACCCGTCGGCCCATTGTAAACGCCCCCAATCGTCAAGATAAGACGGGGGCTCTGGACTTCCACATTTGTGACTTTCCAAAAAGCCCCCATCCATTTCACATAACGAATGGCAAAGAAGTGTTGATAGGCATACGGGTCGGCAACAATACTCAAGCTGTTATTCACAGAAATGTTATCGTTGATCGTTTCACCGGATTCGAGCCGTCTGGTCTTGCGGAGCACATCACCTGCATAGTTCCGCTCGGTGATGATTTCCTGAAAGATGCCAGGTCTCGTTTCCTTTGTTTCAGCATACCCGATAGGACCATAAAACTTTGCCATTTTGACCTCTCATCAGGTATTACTGCTATCGTCGGCCGCAACCACGGTCACGTCCTTCTCCAGCGCGATGGCGGAGAACGGACGGGTCAGAGCGCCGGAGCTGCGAGTCTCCAGCAGGCTGACTTCCTGGTTGAAGTTGATGTCAAAGTCGGTGAAGTGGGTAATCTCCCCGCCCTTGGTGGCACCAAGGCTGTAGTCGGCAAAATTCACCATCAGACCCAGCAGTTCGAAGGTCTTCTCGGTCTGATTCACGGTGGCGGTACGGGTCTTGCCTGCAAACTGCTCAGCGGTGATAATTTCGTTCACGTTCAGCGCAGCCTTCAGCTCGTTGACGTTGTCGTAGATTCGACGGCCGTTCAGGTCGCGCGCCAGCAGCATCACGTTCACCAGATGCGGAGTGCACAGGAAGTCCGGGTTGCCGGAACCCTTCCACTTTTCACGGGCATACAGCAGGCTCTGGATAACTGCCTCGGCATACACGTAATTCTCGCCAAAGTTGGCGGTGGAATTGGTGCCGGTCAGCTCGGTGCGCATCGCATTGATGTCCACGGTCTTGTGAATGCAGTACAGGTCATCATCCAGCCAGATCGGGCGCATCTTCGTCGGATCGATCGCGTTGTCGCCACTGCGGCCGTCGCCGATGGTGATCTGGCGGGCCAGCTCCTCGTTCAGGTTCATGCGATCCAGTCCGTACATATACTGCACCGTGTCGAAATCGGTGATATCAACGATGTCGTCACGATCCAGCTTGGAGCGGATGTACACGGTAACGGGATCGGTGGTGCGGCTCAGTAGAGTGATCGTGCCAGCGTCAGTCTTCTGAGAGCCCTTGGTGTAGCCCTTGGCACGGCGAGCGGAAATGTCACGAACGTCGGCCTGGCGGGTGCGGATGCGGCTGATGGGGCTCTTATGCACCCTGGTCAGCACCTTGCCGATCCAGCCCTGATCAGTGGTCAGCAGTTCCGGAGCACCGGGCTTCACGTCCTTGTATTCCGGGAACAGCTGAGAGATGTTGGTGATGTTCGCAGCCGCGGCATGGGCCAGCTCGTCCTTCTTGTTTTCGGTCACATAGGCTTCCATAGCCGCCTTCAGAGAGCCGCCGCCGTAGGCTTTCGCCATCTCGATGATCTTCTCACCGTCGGCGTGGGACAGGAAGGCGTCCTTGTTTTCGGTTTCCTTGTCGAAGACATTGCGCTTCATTTCGTTTTCCTCCTCTTCCATTTCGGAATTGTGTTTGACGTCGGAATCCTTATCGGATTCTTCAGCAGCGCCATCATCGGAATTGACGATGGTATCGATGATATAGGCAACGGCATCCTTCTGCTTCTCGGTCAGCGTGTTGAGAATGTCCTGCATGGTTTCCTTATCATCTTCGGGTTTTTCGGGCGTGTGTTTCGCCTCGCCCTGCTTTTCAGCATTGTCATCGGCATGTTCAATTTCAGCGAACAATTCGATTTCCTCACCGGTGTAAAGAATGCCCTGTTCATGATCCACAGTCGTAGTGCCGTCGGCATGAACGACCACAGAATCAATGAACGCGCCGGGATTGGCGCCGGCATACACCAGGCTAACCTCGCGGATCATACCGTGCAGCACGGTTTTGGCCTGCTCCTTCAGCTGATTGGCATAGATGGAGAGGGCGTTGATGTCACCATGAAGCACCAGCTTCCGGGCGTTCTTGCCGTTCTCCGTATCATTGAAATAGCATTCAACACGCATACTGCCGTTCTGGCTGTGCAGAATGCCATATCCAAGAACGCTGTCAGGCGTAGCGTGATTATGGTTCCAAACAATCGGAACCTTCGCGCCATCCTGATGAGCAAAAGCGTCCTTGGCGATCAGGCGACCGTCAGAACAACGCATGTCCGCTTTTGTCGCCCAACCGGCAAAGTCATACTTTTTATCCATTTTGACCTGTCTCCTCATTATTGTTGGTTTCATCCGCTCCGGCACTGGTCGGAATCAGCTGCCTTGCATCGGAGGAATCGCTCAGATTCTTGTTCCGCAGCACATCGGCATTCGGATCGCTGCTCGGCTTCATCCCGATCACCTGGCGGATCTCATTTGAGGTCATAATCTCATTGCGGGTAAACTTATCGGCAATTTCCGCAATGTCGTTTACCGGCACCAGCTTAAACGGGTCGCGGAAATAGGCGATCGTCTGCTTCTGGGAACGAGCGGTAGGCGTAAGAAACTTGCGCTTCATTTCATCAGCAATGGCAGACAGAATAGGCTCAATGGTACGGTTATAGTAATTGAGCATTGTCTTTTCGTCGGCAGTCCCATCCAGTATGGATTGTGTGATGCCAAGCTGGCTGAAGAACATGGAGGTCAAGTATTCAATCTGTTTCATCAGATTGTTTTCAACAGGGCGGTTAAGCTGTGTAATGCGCTCCGTTCCGTCCGTATACGCAATGCCGTATTTACCCTCGGACAGCTGCTTTTCGATATCCTTGCGGCGTTTTTCTGCTTGCTCACGCCTGGCCTCGGTCTTGATGATATAGGGGAGCTGAATGATCAGATCGAGCTTTCCGCTGCTGGTCTGTTCGTCCACCACATCCAAAAGGGTCAGTTTTCGAACCAAGCGCTGATAAATCGAGTTCGGCTCGTTCATCACCGAGTACATCGGATTCTCGATAAGCGGAACAGTCGATTTAGGGATGATAATCTGCTGGCGCTGGCCTTCCTGTTCGTTATAGACCTCCACTTTCACATGGCGCGGATACCATTCCAGAATCTTGCCGGTACGCAGCGTGTAGACCTTAAAATTTCCGGAATCCTCAGGCTCGTCATCTGCATCGGTGGGAACAGCTGCAACGCATCCTTCATCCAGCATGCTTGCCACGAGATCCTGAATAAAGGCTCGCCCAGTCTGATCCAAATTGGCCTCAACGGATAGGCAGTTGTTAAGGCCGGAATCGATCGTTTCTTTATAACGATCATTTTCATCCAGACGAATGTGCTTCAGATTCACAGCGGCTACGTCCATCGCAATACGGTTATACACCGCAGTAACGATAGAGCGCTCATTGCCGCGCGTATAGCGCATCCGGTCAGGCCGATAACCGTAAGAAGGGCCGATGTTCCAATTTACCTGCGTGGGATCTTTGTTCTTGAAGGTATTCCAGGCATGTTTAAGCCTGTCCATCAAAGCCATTTCAGTTTTCCTCCTATATCTCGAATTCGAAAATGGGCATAAAAAAAAAGGCCGCGGACATCACGTCCACGGCCGCTGAGCAGGCTGCGGTTAAATTTTGGTCAACCGATCCTCAGTGCAGTCATATAGAGGGTAATCCCCATTGTAGGCTTCGGGGTCGTTTACATAGCCCCGTTTATCGCTCTGCACGGTGTACACCTGCTTCCCGTCATCATCGGTATAAATATCAACGATACTTCCATTGACGCCTTTACCATCGATGCGGACCTTGTCAAATAACGCGAAGGTCATATCAATCCTCCTCCAACCGCCGATCAATATACGCAGTTACAAACCGCGAATTCGATTCCGGCCCATCCTTCTGCCAGACGGTTCTGAACAATCTTTGCGCCGTAACGCCAAGCGACATGGGAATGCTGTACTTTTCTCGGTTCTTCCCGATTGATACAGCATCGCGCTTCTTCGAAAGATCGAAGCCCTTCTCAATGTCGCGAAACAGTTTGTCAGCATCCGTTGTTTTATATCCAACGCTGAAAAACTCGTCGGCGTGATCGGTTCCGGCCTTCAGACACCATTCAGTGAACTTGTTCTGTTTGACCGTGAACCCTTTGGAGCTTTGGTAAGCGCCGTCTACTATTTTAACAGCTTCCTCGGCATTTGCAACCGTAGAATTGGTTATATGCCCGAGCTGTTCAGGCGTTCGACGCACACCCCATTTCATTCCCTTCACGCCGTGATGAATAAGAACGCCGCCCAAATAGCTTTCGTAAATCATGCTTTAGTCGAACGCCTCCCTGTTGATTTTGTATGCAACATAGGCGTCAAGCATAGCGGCCACAGCGTCGATTTTCTGTTCGTAGCGCTTCTTGAGCAGCTTGCGATTGCCGTTATTATCTTCAACGGCAATACAATTCCCCATTGCAAAAGTCATCAGCACCTCGTCGAAGATCAACATCCTTTCTTCAGACAGTTTCTTCAGCTCACCAAGCGGCACGGATTCTGTTCGCGCACCCTGAATGACTTTTTCAATGCCGAAAGGACCGTTTTCAGATTCCCAACGCGCAACAAAATCCTTCGCATTGTAAGGGTCGTACCCAAAGCAGCGCACATCATATTCCATCTCGGTAATGTGCGCATCCAGATCGTCATAGACCTGCATCATATCCAGCACGGTGCAGTCCATCACAACCAGGCTTCCTTCACGGATAAATTCCTCGTATTTGGAGTGCATGGCCGCAGGAAGTTTATCAAAGGTAAGCTGAGAAATGTAGTTTCGCGTCTTCACACCAAAGCTGCCGTCAGACAGCGGGAACAGAAAAGTGAACGCACAAAAGTCGTCGCCCTGAGAAAGATCGCCGCCCAAAGCGCATGGCATCTTCCAGAAATCGTGATGCCCCTCATGAACCTGAATCTCTTCATAAGAGAAGAAATACGTTTGGCCTTCCATAGGAAGCCCGAAACGCTTGGCAAGCGTATCATTGCGTTCATGAGGCGATTTTTCAATATTATCGACGTCGCGCTGATAGGTTTCATAGCTGACGGTCTTTCCGAGGTTTGGATTGGCCTTCAGCCACATTTCGGGTTTTCCGACTTCATCAATCGAATCGAGCTTATAATACCAGATGCTCACCCAAGGTTGATCCAACTCCCCGCGCAGAATCTTCATCAGCTGCATCTTAATCGTATCGCCGATCGCATTGCGAACGGTGCCCTCGGAGCTGATGGCGACAATGAGATAATCGTCAATTTTGGAAGATCCCTGTTCAATAGCGCCTACAACATTCTCTCGAACATCGCAGGAAAGCCATTCGTCGATGGTCGCAATCTTTGTTCGCATGGATTGCAGTTTATCAATGGACATAGGAACGGTTTCAATCCGGCTGCCTGTCAGGAAATTCTCGATGCCCTTTTTGGTGCTGGCGAGCTTAACGCGATTGGCGCGGGAACCCGTGGTGTTCTGTAAACTGCCTTCGGTCAGGAACTTAAAAAGTGGCCCTCTGGCGCGGGTGATGGATGTACGAATAGGTGAAAGGGTTTCGTCAGCCTGGCGCATCGTGTAGGCCGTAGCGATCTGGTGGGTCGTGCTGGTATCGATGTTGAGGAAGTAGCTCTGAATGCAGCTGGCATACATCGTCTTTGCAGCGCCTCTGGCAATAATTAGATACTGTTTATTGCACAAGCGTTTCTTGACGAGTTTTCGTCTATACCGCATTCGTCCGTCTTCCATGGTGACGGGAACTTTTTGCTCAACAAAGTAATACCAGCCGAAGATGTCTTCTGCCCAGAGCTTGAAACTGTCCAGCAGATGTAAATCAGATCCGTCCGTCAGCGTCAGCTCTTCCTCACAATAAGCGATAAAACCCTCGACGACTTTATCGTCGTAATAATACATGGGATCGGCGATCAGCGCGTCGATCCGATTCATCTGAAGCTCAATCTCCTGATTGATAGGGATAAGCCCCTGCATTACGGCATCTCGAAACATGCCGTAATATTTTGGGACGGCAGTATTCGATAACGCCATGAATCACCGCTCCTTTAGGTTTTGTTAAACCAGCCGGAAATGGTATTCCAGTTATTTCGGAGGGTAATTGCAGTGGAAGAGACAGCCGCGACAGTACCTGCAACCTTGATAGAGGTACTCAGAATCTGCCTACCCCGCGCAACGCGGGTCGGGTTCAGCTTGGAATACTGCTGCTCCATGTTCAAACGGTTCAGACGGCTGCGAAGCTCAGCATCGCTCATCCTCTTTACACTCTTAGAATCATGAGCTTTCTTGTAATCTTCATGGGAATCATCCGTCTCGGTCTGCTTGCTCCTGGGACTTTGACCAAGCTGCTCGGGCGTATGACGAACGCCCCATTTCATTCCCTTTACGCCATGATGCCAAATCTCTTCGGCCATAGTAGGTATCTCCTTTCTTCCAAACATAAAAAGACCGACCTGCCAAATGACAAGTCGGTTCAAGTCTATAAATTGTGTTTACGGAGCCCAGTCCGCTTCAGAAACCATTTTGACGGAAACGGCGCCCTGGTCGATGACGAGCACCATGCCATCTTCGAGCGTCAGCTGCAAAGTCTCTCCAACAGCAAGCAGCGTCTCATGTTGACCGCCGTCATGCGCTTCCTTGTGCGTCATGTCCTCATAGAGGTGACACATAAAGTAAGTCTTGGTAGTCATGGTCAACAGATAGCGTCCAGCCTTAATGTCCTTACCAACGACATAGATTCCCTGGTAAAGGCCGTTCGCATCAAGTTCGCAATCAAACTTTTCCTGAATGGCGTTGTCTAACTCCGCGTGGAGCTTGAGCAAAGCCGCAAGATCCATGCTGCTTAAATCAACCTCTTCAGCCAAAGCCGGAATGGACAAGCAGAGCAGGGCGAGTACGAGAGCAATGAATTTCTTCATGGAATCATTTCCTCCTAAAAATTGTTTTCAGTAGAAACCCAAGTATTCGAAAGGGGAGTGTTACCAACCACCATACAGCTCGAAAAGGAAAGATAAGCAGCTTCACAAACAGATAGTCTGAATAGCTATCGTATGTCCGCGAAGTTCTGAAGATCTTTCCACTTCTTGACCGATGCGTATGCGTCACACGAACCCCCACCGCCAATACCTCCACTTTAACAATCTACGGGTATATCTTTGTGTATTATAACATATACCCCCCCCCCGCAAATTAAATTTGTGTTACGAATTATTACAGTATCGTTAATTCTTAGACTTGTCTCTCTCAGCGGCTACATTGATGCGCCATTCATACTGGCTGGCCTGCCGTTCCATCGCCTCCAATACTGCACCCGCAGTCGGAGGATCAAAGACGAGCTTGACCTTGAGATAGGCATAGGTGGGAACGAGATTGAGGAGTTTATCGTCACTAATAAAATCGCTCCACTTAGCAGTCTTATCCTGAATCATGAACCCCTCAGCCGGGCCAACACCAAGTTCAGTCAGTGTAGCCAGAACGGAGTTGATGTGCATGATAATCTCCGGATCGAAATGCTCATAGTCCTCTTCGGGACCGAGCGCCTTCTTTACAGAAGTTAGGATACTGTCATCCATATCTAATCCTTTCTGCGATACGCCGCAAGAGCGCGCTGGTAGTCCTCGGTATCGGCATAACCGCAAGAATGAAATTCCGGACAGAAACCACGATAGATACACTCCGGCACCATCACGGAGCTGAGCACCGGATCGACCTGCGCAATCCGCTCTTTGACCTCCTGCCAAGCTGCCCGAGTCTCAGGAGATGCCTGACTGCAAAGACGCCGGCGGCTGATAAAGATCAGCGCTTGAGCATTGGCTTCGCACTCATGCTGAACTGGAGTATTCTGCGGGCTCTTATCGCGGTTCACGCCGGTTCGATCGGAACGCTGGGTAGACACCCAATGCTCAATACCAAACTTATGGCGAACGAAATGAACCGATACCCAGCTCTTCAGATTTTCCCAGCGCCAGGAGAATCGGATTCTCCGAATCGGACTGTGCTCGGCAAGGAGGATCGTCTTCTTCCAACCCGTAGTCGGATAAGAGCCACTCCCATCTTTGCTGATGGTTGTCCGCGCAGAACGTTTTACATTCGCCCAGTTATCAATGTATTCGACCCACTTAATCATCACACCCTCCTTTCCGAATGCTTCCATGGACATGTATCAAAAGGTGTCCTCTCTACCGGTTCCATCACCAATAAAGATGAATCGCCATAGTGGATAGCGTTATGCGTATTATGCGTCGTGCAGATCAGAAACTCGGGATTGGTCAGAAACTCGGTCGCCTCTCTGAAGTCGCGAACTTCAATCGGATTCATGTGGTGGATGTAAATTCTCTCATGAATATCGTATCCATCGCAAGCCAGATCACGGCCGAGATCTCTGGTAATCACATGATCCCGGATCGCTCCCCACTCATCGGAGTGGTAGAGTTTCTGATTCAAATAACGTTCAAAACCAAACGTCTCCTTGCCTACCTGTCCATTCAGTCGCAGGTACTCGAAGCGATCCAAAAATGTGGAAAGCGTAATCAGCTCCGAATATGTTCTAATACTCATCAACAAATTCATCCTCATCATCATGACCGCTATACCGCTGCATCGCCTTAAGCGCATTAGAATATAGCTCTTCGATTCTCGCCTGAGACTGAATCTGTTGACGCTTTGCTTCCTTGAGCTCTAACTCCTTCTCAGCGAGCCTTCTATCGACTTGCTCTTTAGCAGTCGCAAGCCTGAGAAAATGCGTAGTCTCCTGAGAAGATGCGGTGCCGTTGCGCAGTCGCTGCTCCACAAGATCCATTGCAAGGGAAATCATCTGCCCCTCGCGTGCCTCAGGAGTCAGGGCTGGACGCATCTTTGGCAGATCCACGGAAGATTCTGCCACTTTTGGTCGTCTTCCCATGACATAACCCTCCGTTTCAAAGACTACTGCGGTGCTAAAAAGAACATACGAGGATGGTTCACCCACTGTCGAAAGGAGAAAAATGAAGGAAACCCAAAGAACAGATGGAGGACCGCCATGAAGAAGCTCTCAAACCCCGTATGCTCGTCTTAGCACCGCAACAACAACCAACCACAAAGGGAAAACACCCTCAAAAAACTCCCGCCGGAGAAAAATCAAGGAGCTTGCCGATGCAGGGAGGGGGTGTGTTTTTAAGACCCCCTCCCTATGTCTTTCAGCTTACAGATGCCTTCTGTTTTCGGTTATTCTTATATATTTTTCTGTAAATGTTCATGAAATCATACTTGATGATCTCATCGATCGCCGCCTCAATGGCCCTACTGTATTCCTCGTCCGTGAATTCGTCGCTGGTTTTCGCAATTCGGCCTAGATAATCACATGTATTGTATCCTTTTTCGGTGTCGAAATGGAACCAGTTATCGAACTGAGTGAACGGATTGTAGGGATTATCGAAGGTTGTTAGCATGCAAACCTCATCTGCCATGTCGTTCACTCCTTTCAATTATTGTATTTCGACACTGTCGAAGCTGAAATTCCAAGCGCGCTCGCGATTTCGGAGTTCGTGTAGCCAGAAGCGCGCATCGCTTTGATTCTCGCCTGTTTTCCGCTCGAAAGCGTGGTCGTTGCTCGTGGTGTCGCATAAGACCGCACCTGATCAATGTCCGCAAACCGCAGAATCTGCGATAGGGTGGACTCAGAAAACGCTCCAGCCTGGATAGCCTGCCAACCGCGTTCCGTAATTTCGATTGGATGCCGCTGCGCTCCGTATCGGGTGCGCGCACGGCTCAGTGCAAGCTGTCCCTGCTTCTTGACTTCTTTCTGTGTCATGTCAGGATTGGCCCGTTTCATGGCTTTCACTTCGCTGTTGGCCGCCAACTGTGCCTGCCGCTCGCGAGGAGCATTCTTCAAGGCGATATTCAGCTGATGCATCATACGATCAACTTCATCGCGATACGTTTCCTTGGCCGTCGCACTGTACTTGATCCGCCCAGCAGTCACCATTTCCTTGCGGGCCTGGTTCGCCAAAGCCTTCATGCGGTTCGCATAGGTGGCGTATGCTTCCTCCTGGGGGGTTCCAGAGGATAGCTTCCGGGCGTCCTTCACCTCCGCCATCTGGGTCGAGTCCTGCGTCCGCAGTTTCTTCTTCCCATGCTTGTCGGTGTATTCTTCCCGGACCTCCTTATACTGAAGCTCCCCGGTACGGGGATCAATTTTCGGCGAACCCTTGCGCTTCAACACAGCTTCCGGCGATTTGGCGCGGCTGATTAACGTGGACGCCCCGTAATGGATCTCTCCATCCTCATCGGGGTGGGCCTGATACTTCTTTTTCAGGGCAGGGATTCCGTTGTCAATCTCGCTCGCCTTCCAGTCCAGCTTGTGCTTCTCCGCATCAATGACCACCATGGAGTGGCGCACAGCGCGGGCCAGTTCATCCTGACTGGCGCCTTTTAGCGTCATGTCCGTAATCAGGTTGGATACCTTGCCCATCTCCATCTGGGTAGCACTCTTTGTCATCCGCTTAAACTCATGGCCATCGCGATAGTAGTGCTCCTTGCCGTCGGCGTCGGTTTCCACTCTCGAATAGCCATAACTCATCTTGGGGTCGAATCCTTCCAATCCTTTGAGCGGCGGAGTCGAAGTGATCTTTACCTTGCTTCCGCTCGAATTACACGGAATGACCATTACCGTATCGCCGTCAAAGTCAGCGCCCGACAGCCGAGCGGCGACGTTGGCATTGATGCCAATCGCGTCCTGCGCATCTGGTCCCAGAATCCTGCGTCCATCCGGCTGTTTGTTATTCACCGTCAGAATCGGAATCTCAAAGGTTCCACCGTGGGGATACCGAATCAGGGCAACTGTCTCGCCGTCGTGATAATTGGGGGCGTAAACTTCATCGTCCTTCATGGTTGCAATAGGCAGGATTACCTGATACTTTTGCCTTGGCAGAGCGGCAGCCTGTAAGTGAACAGCAGCTGAATCACAGTCGTTGGCAAAGGTCTCCAGCAGCTGTTTCTTCACCGTGGGATTGGTAAGCGAACAAATCTCATCAAACTCGGCCTGCTTGTCCGCGGCAGCCAAGTTCAGCTGTTTGTTAATCAGCTGCATACTCTGCTTGCTCAGGAACTGGCTCGGCAACGCATCTGCCCATTCGCCCCAATCGCCTTCGGTTCTCGTTTTATTGATGAGTCCCAACTGCGTTATTCCATTCTCGTCCACATAGTGATATTGGCCGCCTTCTTCCTTGATAAGCGCGCCGAACGGGTTGCTCGGATCGTCGGTCTTGGCCTTTTTCAGCACATCCTGGCCAGGCGTTTTGTTGGTGTTAAATATCACGTCTACGCCGTCGGGCATGTCGTCGCTGTAGAAGGCCATTCCCTTCATGTACTTATCCCCGTCCACCAGAATACGTACCTGCGCATAATGGCTGTCGCCCAAATCCAGGTCCTCTACGCCTCTGCGAATCTCGATGGTGCCGTCTTTCTCGATGCCTGTGTGCCCATCAGGCGCAACGTCATCTCGATAGCGGATCATCAAACGGTCGGAATCCATAGAGGCCGGGTATTCAAACCCTTTCTCAAAGCGTTCCTCGCCGTTTTCATCCACACGCATCTTGTAATCGGTGATGGTATGGACGTTCTCAAAGTCGTAAATATCCTTATGCTCGGTGCCGGGCGGGCAGAGAACCTTGAGATTCGTCTGCTTGCCGGGATTTGTAACCTGCGGAACGCCTCCGCCATACACTGCATAGCCCTCATCCTGAAGAATTTGCAGCGCCTGATTGAGTTTTTCCCGGCTGATGCCAAGCTCCCGCTCCACACCGGTGCCAACATCGATCAGACCTTTTTCTTTGATCTGCTGACGCAGAAAATCGGCGGTATTCTGAGCAGCGTTGGTTCTCGCAGCACTGCGCTCGTTGAGCAGCGAACGCAAAGTTGACTCGTTGATGCCCATCTCCCGGGCAACCTCGGCCTGACTTTTCCCGTCAGCCAGCATCGAGCGGGCGCGGGCAATCTGGTCGCTCCTTCGCTGATTGATCGCGTTGGAATAATGCGTTCTCAGCTGCGTCGTGTTCTCCAGTCCCACGGCCTTGGCAATTTCGGCTTCGCTCATGCCCTGCTTGCGCAGATCCTGAACACGGCTGATGAAATCCCCGCTGTGTTGGTAGGGATCCTCTCCGGAACCCCATGGGTAGCGCCCGGAACGCCGGGGCATACCATAATGATACAATTCCGTCTTGGGATTGGTTTCTTCCCAAATATCCCGGTAGGCTCTGTGAAGCACTTCGCTGGCGCTGATCTGCCCATGGCGAAGTCCCTCAGAATACGCTACATCCCAAATTGCTCCGGGAACAAGCTCAATTTCGATGTCTTCCAGCTCGTCAAACACCTGCATATGATGCAGTTCGTCATAAGTGTCTTCCGGCATTTCACTGTTGATGTAATCCCAATTCAGACTGCCGTCGCTGTGGAACATATCTTCCAGCACGCCCATCGTTGCAAGCTCATCGATTCTGTCGGGCCGACGCTGAGAATACAGTTCAAAAACAGTATTGACAACTTTATATTCAAGCCCGTTCGGAGCCGTATACCGTCTCACGTCGTCCATTGTCAGCCCTCCTCTTCTTTAATTCGATTGATGACTTTATCAAAGGCGATGATCTTGTCGATGATGGGTACGATCTCGTCTGCTTCGGGGTTGTGAAATATCACTTCGTCGTTCTGGTAAAGCCGCAGCTCCATCTGAATATCGCCGGGCTTCACCTTGTATTCCAGGCAGAACAGCGCAGCGTATACCATCAGCTGCTCCATGTGCGCCAGCACTTTACCCGTTTTCAGGTCGTGAATGCGCAGCATTCCGTTTCGGAAGGCGATAGCGTCCGCGGTGCCGTAGCAATTATCGGAATAGTAGAGCACCTGCTCGCTCTGCATCTTATAGCCGATGGCGTCGTTCACAAACATGTTCAGCGTCTTCTGACTTTTGGGCAGTTTCTGTCCAAGAGTGATGCAGCGGCTGGCGAATTCATGCAGTTCGATTCCCTTCAGAGTCGCCATAAAACTCTTGTAGCTGTCGGCCAGCTTATCGGTATCATAATTGATCCAATGATACTTGCTAGCGCTCAGAAACGCATGGCTTCCCTCAAGGTCTGAATGCCTGTTCCAGTTCATGCAGAACTTCCTCCTTGTTCTCGGGAAATATAAATCTCGAAAAGGACATGTCGTTCATCCGTTTCACGTAATACTTTTGATTGGGCTGCCGATGCGCGTTCGCGTTTGCTTTGCACTCCAGCGTCGCCCAATGCTTTCCCCAGAGAACCAAAAGGTCCGGAATGCCCTGAATATGTCCAGAGTCCAGCTTCGTGACGATGCAGCCCTTGAACAGCGTCTTCAGTTCCCGAATCAACGTTCTCTGAAAGTCGCGTTCCAGTTTGCTCGCTTTCACAAAACCGCTCCCTTCATAGCATAAAGGAAGAGAGTAAGCGCATATTGTCTTCTCTCTTCATAAAAGGGCATGTTTTTCACGCGGACAAAAGAAAAGCCTGCGAAGCGAATTCGCAGGCGGTGGGGAAGGAATTACAGCATGGGATCTGTCGGGTCGATTAAATATAATGCGCAGTATTTCTTGCAGAAGGGGTAATTCTCGCAGCAATTTGTCAGGCAGTCCGCTCCCGGCGGATCCGCCCCAATGTAGTCAAAATATACCGCACGGCTCATCTGCTGTCCGCACTCCGGGCAATACCACAATCGCTCCTTCGGATTCCATTTAATCTCGGAAGAACAAATATCGCAAAGCACGCTTTCTCCGTTTTCGTCATAGGCGGAGTTAGCCCACTCGTCTTTCATGTCCAGTTTATAGATCTTTTCATACTCGTCTCGATCTCGTGTCATTCGGCCGCCTCCCTTTTCTTCGCCCATCAAAGCTCATACTGCTTTTATTCTATCACATTTTTGCCGGGGAGGGGAGGGCTTGAAAATATAAGATTGGTCTTATCGCATCTTCCTCTCTTTTGATCGTTGCCGAGTCCAAAGTTCTCCGTTTTGAGGCTTGTGGCCAAATGCCCACTTTTTCTCCTATACTCTCTATAATTATTTATTTTTTAACTTTTTATAGAAAGGTATGAAAAAAAGTGGGCAAGTGGGCAGAAATGCCGTTTTTCGCCTCAAAGCCCTAAAAAAGTGAACTTATGTGGTCTTATGTAGGGTTATTTCACTTATTTTTCTGCCCACTTTCATTCCGCCAAAGTGGGCTTTTGCCCACTTTTTCTGGCCACAGCCCACTTTTCTATCGGAATTTTTTCGCTAAAGCTCAAACAAAAGTGGGCAAATGGCCATTTTTCAAAACAAAAGTGGGCAGAGATTTTCATACGTCCTCACTCGTCCTGTGCTGCGATTTCTCACTTTCAAAGCCGTCGGGATAGCGCGCTGCCAGCTTATCAAGATTCATCTGCATCACCTTTTCCAGCGAGTATCCCAGGGCGTCCGCAACCAGCGCCAGATACCATATCACGTCGCCAAGCTCTTTTGCCAGATGTTCACGGTCCAGCGCATGGCCCTGAAACAGATGCTTCTTGAAAATATCAATCGCTTCGCCCGCCTCGCCGTTCAGGCCCATCAGCCCGTGCAAAATCCGCAGCGAGTTATCATCGGCTTTCATCCAGGGCAGGGGACTCTCCGTGCGCAGCGCAGCCTTTTGGTACTTGTTAGGGGTCATCTTTTTTTTTCATCCTTTCTTCTCATAATACCGAAAAATGTTCCACGTCTCCTATCGTAATTACCCGGTCAATCCCGGCGTTTTTAATCATCCGCCTGCAAATCAGACAGGGGTGCACCTGATCTTGCGAAAGCCGCTCGCCCTTTTCAAATCCTGCCAAATATAATGTGCTTCCCATCATGTCCCGCCTGGAAGCGGACAGAATTGCGTTCTGCTCAGCGTGTACGGCCACACATTTTTCATACTGCTCTCCATGAGGAATACCGTTTGCCTCTCGAAAGCAGAAGCCCGTATCGCAGCAGTTTTTCTCGCCGCGGGCAGCACCGTTATAGCCGGTGGCAATGATCTCGTCATTTTTCACAATGACCGCGCCATATTGCCTGCGGATGCAGGTGCTCCGCCTGGCCACCATCGCCGCAATGTCCAGATAGTAAGCGTCCTTACTCGGCCTCTTGTTTTTCATAAAGCACCACGCATCCTTTCTCCAAGCTCTCAGGCACATTGATCAGTCGCTGGTTCGCGCTGCCGCGCCAGTCCAGCTCCATGCTCGCCATGTCCTGTTCGAACCTACCGTCCACCAATACGTCGATGCGCTTCAGGAGCTCCTTACGGTTGTCCTCCCACTCCCTGATCTGCTCAAAGGTGTAGCCCGTGTAGCACCATACGCTCAATCCCTTCGCCTTGGCAAACTGTGCCAGCTCCAGCGCCGCCATGGGTTGCAGAAACGGTTCGCCGCCGCTGAGCGTAATGCCGGAAAGCAGTGAGTCGCTGACCATCAGTTTTTTAATGAATTCCGTATCCATTTTCTCACTGCCATACATTGGCCAGGAGCCTGGATTCTGACAGCCCTTGCAGTGGTGCAAACACCCCTGAAAAAATATTGCCAGCCGCACGCCCGGCCCATCCACATAGCTGTTCGCTTCAAGGCCGTAAACACGAAAAATCATTATCTTTTTCTCCTTTCTTTTCCGAAAAAGAAGAGGGCAAGCATTCTCCGCAAGCCCTCAAATATCATTTTTCTCTGTTCGCCAGTACGTCGCAGGCGTTCTTACACGTCAGCACCAGCCAGTAACCGACGATGACGGACCACGCCGATCTGCCCAAAAACAACAAAACGGCCACCCCGGCCGCAATTAGCATCAGAAAATATACGCATAGCTGTGACGCTTTTTGCCAGAAGCTCATGCGCTTGCCTGCTCTTTCACAGGCTTTTCGCCATAGATGATCTTCTCATAAGCCTCAATCGCTTCCATGTAGTTGTCGTAATTCCCCTCGAATGCCCCGTTGATATGCAGCGTGTAATAGCCGCGAGGGTCGCGCTTGATTTCAGACTCCATGCTTCACCCTGTCCCTTTCTTCCGCCTGCTTGGCGTTGTTCCATCTGTCCAGCGTGCCCACCAGATAACCGGTAATGCGGCGCACCCGTTCAAACGGCTTGCCCTCTACATGATAGGTCAGCTCAACGTGCTCCTTATTGATCACGTTAATGTCCATTCCTTTCAGCTCACTGCCGTACTTTTCCAGCCCACGCTTCTGATAAGCAGCGATTTCTTTTTCGCTCATCGGCCAGCCGATTACGTTAATCTGCATGAGAAATATCTCCTTTCTGCTCTGTGTCCTCATCCGGATTCCACGAATCCTCCGAATCAATGCGGTCAATGGTCTCGCTTTCAGTAAAGCGGTGCCGTCTACCGCATTTGGGGCAAATATCCCCGATAATGCCGTTGTAGCCGCACACAGGGTCTCGATCTACTGGATGATTGATGCTGCCATAACCGATGCCGCATTCTTTCATGTGGCGAATGATTTTTTCAAACGCCTCCAGATTCTTGCTTGCGTCTCCGTCCATCTCCACATAGGAAATGTGCCCCGCATTGGTCAGGGCATGGTATGGCGCTTCGATTTCTATTTTTTTCGCAGCAGTGATGGGAAAATATACCGGAACATGGAATGAGTTCGTGTAATACTCCCGATCGGTCACGCCCTCAATCTCGCCGTAGAATTCCCGATCCAGTTTCACAAACCGGCCGGACAGACCCTCGGCGGGCGTCGCCAGGCACGTCACGTTCAGGGATAGGTACTCGCTCTGGCAATCGCAGTAGTTGCGAATGTAATGAACAATTTCCAACCCCAGCTTCTGCGCCTCTTCGCTTTCGCCATGATGCTTGCCAGTCAATGCTTTAAGGGCTTCCGCCAATCCGATAAAGCCGATAGAGAGTGTGCCGTGGCGCAGCACCTCAAGCACCGGATCGTCCGGTTGCAGCGTCTCCGAATCCAGCCACACGCCTTCACCCATAAGGAAGGGGAAATTGCGCGCACACCGGGCGGCCTGCACCTTAAAGCGCTCCAACAGCTGCTTCATTACATAAGTCAGCATGTCGTTGAGGTGCATGAAAAATACCCGCGTGTCCCCATGGGATTCAATCGCCAGCCGCGGCAAGTTAATGCTGGTGAATGAGAGGTTTCCCCTGCCTGGCGCGATCTCCGGTCCGCACACATTGCCCATCACCCGGGTGCGGCAGCCCATGTAGGCCACCTCGGTTTCCGGGTGACCGGGTTTATAATATTGCAGATTGGACGGAGCGTCGATAAAGCTGAAGTTCGGAAACAGCCGCTTGGCGGAAACCAGCATGGCCAGCCGGAACAGGTCGTAGTTGGGGTCGCCTGGGTTGTAGTTCACCCCCTCCTTTACCCGGAAAATCTGAATGGGGAAGATCGGCGTTTCACCGTTGCCAAGGCCCGCCTCCGTGGCCAGCAAAAGCTGCTTCATGGCCAATCGCCCGGCCCAGGAGGTGTCCATGCCATAGTTGATGCTGCTAAAGGGCACCTGCGCACCGGCCCGGCTGTGCATGGTGTTCAGGTTGTGAATCAGGCCTTCCATGGCCTGATAGGTGTCGCGGATAGTTTTCCGCATGGCAAAGTTCGTTAGCCAATGATCGTTCACTGTGCTTCCTTCGCGCAGCGTGTTCCATAGTTCCTCGCCCTCGCGCAAATATCGCTGATAGGTCAGCCGCACGCCGTCCGCCATGGCATAATCGAAATCTACAATGCTCTGGCCTCCGTGCTGATCGTTTTGGTTGCTCTGAATTGCAATCGCCGCCAGCGCCGCATAACTGCCAATGGACTTTGGCTCCCGCAGGTGACCGTGACCCGTGTTAAACCCGTCCTTGAACAGCTTTCGCAGCTCGATCTGCGTACAAGTGGTGGTCCAGCCGTAGAAGTCCAGATCATGAATATGAATCCAGCCCTTGCGGTGCAGATTGGCGATTTCCGGATCCACCATGGTTTCCAGATAATATTCCTTGGCGGTGTTGGCGCCCTGCTGGAGCATCGCGCCCATGGGGGTATCGCCGTTGATGTTGCCGTTTTCCCGTTTGAGGTTGCAATTTCTCGCGTCAGAGCGGTTGATCTCGTCGCAAATCTTCATCACCGTCTGACCAAAGTTGAGTTCATTCATCTTTTCGTTCCCTCGATCTTCCGTCTTACAGGAATTTTGCCGCCCAGAGCAAAGCCAGCGCCAGAATAGCCGTAGGAATCCAAGTGGGAGCAAGCACCCAGAGCCACGACCATTCAATTACGCCAACCAGCTTGAGAACAATAAATATAACAGTCAGTGTGCTGCATAAGCCCAATCCGCCGCCGGCGCAGTTATGCTTGTTCATGCCCTGTTTCCTCCTTGTCCAGCTTTTCCTTGATCTGCCCCAGAATGCTCTCAACCAGGTTCTTCGTCTTGGGGTGCAGGATCATGCCAGGGTTGTGCTTTTCGTACCACGAGAAGATTTCCCGCAGGTTGCCGCTTTTGAAGGAGAAACTCCACCAGTCCGCGATCATTTCATAGACATACTCCGGCGGCATTTCCAGCGCCTCCATCGGCTCGTCGTCATGAATCAACACCCAGTGCTGCCAGTGATGGGGATTGCGGTGAATATGCTTGAGCCAAGCCTTATGAAAGTCTCGCACCACGCGGGCGGAACGGTTACCGCCGTAAAAATAATCGTCGTAGGCACGGTATTCGTCTCTTTTTGTTTTGGACATATCGTGCATCCGCACTAGATTCTCGATTTCCATCCCATATACCGGACTGACCGGAAGGTTGTCCCACATCCAGACCCACGCTTTGCCTACGTTGGTCACATGCTCCTTCAGGTAATCGTCATACAGCTGGCTCATCCCTGACCGCCTCCTTCCTCAGCCTCTTCGTGGCACCATTCCTTAAAGATGTCGTAGTACGCGCCGCGGTTGCCGCTGAGCTTCTTGCAGATCGCCATGGCCAGCCCCTTTTCCTTATCAAATGGTTCGCCGTTCTGGGCCTTCACCACGGTTTTCGAGCCGTCCAGCCAGAATACGATGGTTGCGGGCGCGTTGAAAATAACGCGCTTGATCGTCATGATAAGGGGCAGCTTTCCTTTACAGCGCTCCATCTTCAACAGTTCGTCGTCGATGTAGTCACAGCGAATGCCGTAAATGAAGTTAAGGCTTTTCTTGATCTCCTGCAAAATATCGCTCCTATTCATGGACTCATTCATCTTTTTTCTCCTCCGCTTTCCGTTTTACTGTCGTCAGCAGCTTGAAAATATCCTCCGCCTGCTGCCCTTGAAAGGCGTTCACAATCGTAATTGCCTTGCCGTCCTTCTTGCCCACAATGCACAGCCGGTTGTCCGGCCCGTGGGTCAGATCAAAGCTCACCATCAGCACCTCAGTCGGCGCTACCGGAATCTGCTGCATATCGCTTCCTCCTTATAGCTTATTCAGCTCCATAAACTTCTCCAGTGCCATGCGCTTAGGGTAGGCGATCGTGTTCACCCGAATCTCAGGAATGCACAGCTCACTGTCCGACATCGTTGGAATGCTGGTCCACACATCAATGTTTTTAATGCCTTCCGTGTTCGGAATTAGCTCTTCAGCCCGGTCGATCAATTCCTGACCCATCAGTTTCAGCATCTCAATAGCCATTTCCCGGTATGTCATTTCGCTCACCACTTATCCAAGCGTCATGGTCACGTTCTTACCCGCCTTGTCCGCCATGCTCGACGCAATCGACTGGTAAATTTTGCCCACGTTGTCCAGATTGCGCTGGTAGTCGCTCATCAGCCCATCCAGCTTTCCGTCGAACCGCTCAAGAAGCATTTCCTTTGCCTTTTCCGTGGCGTCCTCCATGATCTGGTTGCCGTCTACCTTAGCCGCTTCCCTGGCGATCGCGTCGGACACGCTCTTGCTCAGCTTGCCGTAGCTTTCTTTGACCGCATCGCGAACGCACCTCTGCGTCTGCCGAGCCAGATCATCCTCCATGCAGCGCACCGCATGGTTCACCACGCGCCCAACCTCATGGGCGGCAGCGTTATTGATTGCCCGGTCTACCACATCATGCTGAATGTCCACCACAGTCAGCTCGGCCACATGATCACAGGCCTTGCTTACAAGCCGCACAGTCTTGCGCAGCTCGTGGTGACAATATACCGCCGCCAACACGGATGCGCCGGAAAGCACCAGCAGACCAATTCGCTCCATACGGCGGAGCTTGCGCTCAAATTCTTCCTCACGGGAAACAGTGCGATTATCCATATCTTTATGCTCCTTTACCACTTAATGAATCGACTTTCGTTGAATGTCTTCTTGTTCTTCAAAGCCCGACCGATAGCCAAATCAATGCCGCTGCGGCTTTTCAGATGATAATAGTAAAGGTCATGGAACGGCGTGTTCAGCCGGTCGATCCGGCCGCTTGCCTGTACCATGACCTTGTAGGAATAATTCTGGGAATAAAAGAGAATGGTGTCCGTTTCGATGCAGTTCCACCCTTCCGAGCCCGCGCCATAGTTCACAAAATACACCCAACGATTGGTTTTGGGAATGGGTTCGTGCTTGTGTCCGTTCCATTCCGCCATCGCCGTTCCCGCCGCCCAGCCCAGTGATTTCAGAATTTCCAGCTCATAATCAAAGCTGTAAAATATAATCATCTTTGGGTGCTTTTCGGCGATTTCCAGTGCCATTCTCTGACGGCTTTCGTCCTGGTTGACGGCTCGTCGTAAGCAATAGCACAGCCCGCCTGCGTTCTCAATCGGCTCATTCTTCCAAATATCCCAACGTGAGCGCATCAGATCTTTGTACAGCGAAATATCATACTGCACATACACATCCTCATGATGCGCCTGCGTGGGGCGCTTGAAGTCCATGTCAATCAGGATGGAATCCCGCAGTCTTTCCAAACGTCCCTCGCCCAGATACCTCTCGATTTTGGGAAACTTCGCCGCATGAGAATATACGATGTGCTCCCGTGCAAACTGGGTACGGTTCTTGTAAAAGCCGTTGGCGATGAATAGCGGAATATAATCGCTCCAGTTATCGCCCGGCGTGGCCGACAGAAGAATCCATTGGTTCCGCCTGGCAATTCTCAGGAAGCTCTTTACCCATACGCCGCTGCCCACCACGCGCTGCTCGTCAAATATAAAGAAGGCGTTCTCCGCCTCCGTATATTTGTGCACGTTGTTCCAGCTGTCTACTATCACCTTGTTGCCGTATAGGTTGGTCTCCTTTATAGTAGAAAGCAGGAATGGCGCCAGCTCCTTTTCCCATTCGAAGGTATCGCGCTTGCGGGCAGTGGTGATGATGTAAAGATCCATCGGCGGATCATCCATGGGAATATAATCCTCGCCCTGGAGACAGGCGATTTCGCCGCCGTTTTCCAGATAGTAGTAGCTGATCGCAGTCAGGCTTTTTCCGCTGCCAACGCCCCCGCATACAACGCAGCCGTTCTTCATCCGCTGAATAGCCTCCAGCTGATGCGAATAGAGATTGATTCTTGCCAACGCTATCCCTGCTTCCTTCATCCGTTTCTTAAAACGGATCGTCCTCGTAGTCCTCCCGGCGACGGCGATACCGCTCCGCATAGGGGTCGTCATCCAGATCCTGCTCCACGTACATCGTGCGAATATACAGGCTCAGCTGATGATTCACCGGGTCGTACTCATACGGGTTCAAAATCACGTTCACGTTTTTCACCCGCATGTGGTCGATACATGCAACGCTCTCCTCATCCAGCAGCACAGGCTCGCTGTCGCCGCTTACCAAATATACCTTCGGCGGGTACTTCACCGGCGCGCCGCTGCGCGTCCTGTACATCAGGACGCCCGTCACAAAGTATTCCGGGACGAAGCTCTGCGGATCGTCGTCCGGGCGCGGTCTGGTCTCGCGCACCTTAAAGCCCGCCTTAATCAGGTCCCGCGCTTGCTCCGGGTCAGGGATCACGATGCTCGCCTTGCGCCGCGCGTCGTTGAAGCGGTCATTGGCGGGGTCGCCGGAAAAGTTGGTCTGGAAGATGAATCGGGTGTTGTCCACAGCAATGGTCTTTCCAATCATAGGTCATTACTCCTTTACAAATATCTTGCTTTCTCTGTTGTCGTCGGTGATGGTAACAACAGAACCTGGCGTGAACCAGCATTTCTGCGAGGCCCAGGCCAGGTCCAAAGTCGTCATGGGTTCAACTTCGAGCAGGTAGCTTCGATTCCCGCTCTCTACCAGAAAGAATCGGTTACACTCCGTCATGCGCATCTCCTTCCGGCGGCACATCGTATGGGTCATCCGACTGAAACCATTCGAAATCGCCGTACTTGGAAATGGTCTCGATGGCATCGTCCACCAGCTTGTCGTAATAGCTGCGGTCAATATCAGCTTCGCGATGAAGCGCCGCAACCATCTCGCTTTCCATCCAACGGAAGCCCTTGCTGCCCGTCGCCGCAGCGTATTTACCGCCCGCTTCCCGCAGCAGCACGCCGCCTCCGCTTCCGGCATTTACCGGCGTGAATTCACCCACGCGTCCCACAAAGCGGTAGTCGTGTCCGGCGGCAATCTGCTCATCCAGCGTGCGCAAATATCTTTCGTCCTGAATCGGCAACCCCTCTTCGCCAGAAGCCTTGTAGTCGATCCAGTCCTCCAGATTCATGTTCAGCTCCTTCAGCTTCTTTTTGAGCAGTTCTTCTTCATTGCTCACATCGGGCAGCGCTTCGTTCATGTCCAGATACAGCGCACCACTTACCGAGAAGGTCTCGCACATATCCTTGAATTCAAGCGGCTCGCGGCTGAACAGGGTCTTGAACACATAGGGCACTGCAAACTGTTTGCCTGTGGCTGTCCATTTGCCATCGTCCTTTCCGCCTTTGTACCGGGCAATGTACACGGCGTCGTTCACCAGGCACATCTTGTCGTAAGTAGCCTCGTGCTCAAAGGTGTAGCCATAGCGCTTGCCGTAATCCATTACAAAAGCGATGATGTCCGGATCTGCGTCTGGAATTTTGATGGAGTCCGTCTTGATGTGCGCCACGGTGAAGCCCCGTTTTTGCACCTCGTGCTTCAGGTTTACCATGAACAGCGCTCCGCGTTTGGCTACGATGTTGTCACGATTACGCGGATCGCGGAAGGCGTTCTCGAAAGCTGCGCTAGTCAAGCCGTATACAGAATTGATGGCTGTCTTTAAGGCATTCGCCAGCTGCTTCGACGTCATTTCGCCGCCAATGACCTTCTGCACGTAGGGAGCCAGCTTGCCGTCAAGAATATGATTTACCTCGTCCCATGCCTCGTGCTTGATGCTCACGCGGCCGTCCACGATTTCCTTGAAGCGGCGGGTGAACGTGGGGCCAAACAGGCATTCCGCAATCACGCTGTGCGGGTGCATGGATGCAATATCCAGCAGCGCCACGTTTCCGTGCATTCCCGGCTCGGCATAGACGTATCCGCCTTCGCCAACTTCTTCGCCCTGATAGATGCTTACATAGCCGCGCTTACTCTGACCGGGCATGGGATTTCCATCCTCATCCGCCCATTCGAAGACTGGCGCTTTGTCGCTTGGTCCGAAGTAATATCCGGGAAAGTAAGGGAGTAAGCTGTCTTCCTCGCCGTGGAGTTGCGACATCATTTCCGGGCAGGCGTCCTTGAGGAATTTCAGCACTTCCTGCTTCAGCTCATGCACCGGCTGGCTCAGATCACGGTAGTTGAATTCTGCCTGCGGTCTGCGCACCCGGTCAAATATGATTCGCGTGGTCAGGCTGTTGGTGGTGTCGTTCACCGTCATCCCGGCGATGTCTGCCAGAATCTGCCGCGCCGTCCAGTCCGCCGAAAGGTGATTAAATACCGCTTCCGTGGCGATCACGTCATTATCGCAGTATTCGGCTACCTTGGGCCACATTTCCTCCGGCACAGGCTTGTCCCATGGCAATCCAAGCTCCTGATGGTGAATGCCCAGCTCAATTTCAAATTTTTTCAGGCTCTTCTTATTGCCTGCTGATGCGAAATCGTACACATCCGTGTAGCTGACGTTGTACGCTTCCCCAAAGAAAGCGTCGCTGCGCTTGCCTCCGGATATAATCCGCTGGCTTAGGTTGTAGAGCTGCATGTTACTGTAGCCCATCAACCTTCCCCAGAGAATATGATTATCATAGCGGCGACAGTTGAAGCCGATCAGGCGGTAGCGCATCAGCTCTTCCACCTCGGCAGGCGTGGGGTTAATCATTCGAACAACCTTTTTGCCCTCGCCCTGGAGCTTCCAGTTGATAAGGAAGAGGTTGGGAAACACTTCCACATCGTAAAACACGATCGGCGCTTCGCTTGGGGCTTCAGCCTCCGCTTCCTTGTCCTTGGAGCGGAACTGCATCTTGCCCACCAGCTTCAAGCAATAATCGGCCTGATGGGTGCTTCGCGCTGCAAAGGCGTATACGGCGTTTCGCATGTCGCTCACGTCGTAGCTCAGCTTTTCATCGTTATACGCGTCCTCCAAAATCTTATAGATAAAATCAATGCTCGGCTTGGTGCCGGGATGGATTTCCTTATCCAGATTTCTTTTAATCAGCGCCCGCAATCCCTTTTCGCTTTGCACAGAATCAAAGTTTACCGTTTTTTTCGCCTCCTTTAACGGCAGTCCATGGGTAAGGGTAGCGATGGGTAAGTCGTTGCACAGAGAGAGCTTTCTGCGCAGGCTGGAATTTCCGTTAAACACCTTCACCTCAATATGATCGGCATAGATGCGGCTTAGCTGCGTCACGTCACCCTGGTAAATATAATGCAGATGAATGGCCTTGCCGCTCTTGCTCACCTCCGCATACGTCGGCGGCCATTTGGACGCCTCCTCCAGATTGCGCTCAAAACTCTTTTCACCGTCCGCACCCAAAATATCAAAATCGATTACGATCAGGTTCAGCGGCGTTTTCACATAATGCGGCTTTGAGGTATCCAGATCGGCAAGGGTTGTCTGCACGTTCTCCCACTTCCGTGAAGGCGTTCCATTGTCATTGGCATACTGCGCCTGGCAGAAAGCATATTCTCTGTCAAAGCGGCTGGGCTGCGCTTTCAAATCGAGCGCTGGTTTAGGCGTATCATCGGGTTTCTCTTTCTCCTGCTTTTCTTCTTCAAATTTCTCCTTTCGAAACCCCCGATAATAGCTTCTCACCCGCGTACCATCGGAGAGAATTTCTCGCTCACTGTACTCCCGGAAGTAGTTTTTCAGCTCTTCCTTGAATGCGCGCTGCGTGTAGGG